CTCGGTCGCTGATGTATCTCTTGCATTCGCAGACGACTACGAGCATCTTTCAGACGAATGATAGCTTTGGTAATCTAAGTTTCACTCATACCGGATCGCCATTCTACGACGAAACTCTCAATTGGTCCGAGACTTTCAACGCTTTGGCCTACGAGGTAGGAGGAAGTCTTGGAACCGCAGGTCAGGTGCTTACCAGTGGCGGGCCCACGGGTCTGACAACATGGTCAACGCCCTTGTCCGGTACGGTAACCAGCGTTTCGGTAACCACGGCCAACGGCGTTTCAGGATCTGTAGCAACAGCAACTACGACGCCCGCGATCACTTTGACCTTGGGGGCGATCAACCCGACCAGCACAGGCCAGACAACACAGGGACCTGGCTCCTTTACAACTCTGACCGCAACAACGGGCTTGGGGGTTGGATCATCTCCTCCGACCGCTTGCGCCGGGTTATCTGGTTGCGGAGCCTTTGCCGAGGCGGGAACTGCGGTAACACCAGCAGTAGGCGTGGACACGATCCGCGCTGACTCCTCTCATTTGTTCAAGGTCGATCTCAACGGTGGGTCGGAGTTTACTTCACTGATGAACTTCTCCACCGTAAACTTGGCGAGCAGCACGGCGGGCGGCGTGAGCGGGGCGTTGCCTAACTCCAATCTGGCGAATCCGTTTACGACAGTCAATGGACAGACCTGTGTACTCGGCGGGAGTTGCACTATTACCACAGCCGTCTCCAGCCCTATTAGTTCGACTGTTCCAGGAACTGGAATTTCTGCGGTCTCGTGTTCTACGGCGGCCTGCACCAATCTCCGCGGCACCTACACCATGACGGCGACGACTGTTTCTGCTGGGACGATTTTGACGCTGGTGTGGCCGACGACGACTACCGCCTACGCCTGCTCTGTTTCGCAAAACGGCGGGGCGACTTCTCTGGGCCTGAGCCACAGCGTTGCAACCGCGACAGGTGTGTCCGTCTCGGTTGCCGTATCGGTAGCTACAGGCAGTATTACTTTCGATTATTCATGCCAACCTTAAGGTGAAAACAATGAAAAAGATTATCTGCGGGCTGGTGGTGTTCATAGCGGCGATTTCAGCGCGCGCGCAGCAACCCGCATACCCCACTATACTTCTGGTTACCGCGGCCCCGAGCGGAGCCTGCACCGTCAATCTTCCTGACGAACAGGTAGCTACACTGGGTACGATTTACACCTGCCAGAGTGGAACTTGGACGCTCATTGGTTCTGGTGGCGGTGGGAGTTTCAATGCCCTTACCGGCGACGCAACGAGCACGTCAACTGGCGGGGCTACGACAGTACAGGGAATCAACGGCACGCTGCTGTCTGGGTTGGGAACGGGGCTGTTAGTTAACACGACGGGAACAGGAGTGCCTACATCTCTCGCACCGGTCAACGGACAATGTGCGCTGGGCGGAGCCGGGTCAACTTGGGTAGTTGGGCCATGCCCGAACACTATCGTCTTTCCCAACGGACTTCTGTATGGCAACGGAGCGACCACTGCTCCCACCGCAGCCTCGGCAACCTCTCCGAACTTCTTGGGCTTTGGAACCAATTACAACGTAACTACCTCGGCAACTATTAGTGGAGACATCTTCAGCCTCGGCGGAACGATCACAGTGTCGGCTGGCCAAGTACTGACGCTCACAGGTAACGTCCAGGCCCCGGTTGGTGCGTTATTCATTCTCGGTTCGGGTGCGTCTGTAAACCTTGGCAAGCAAAATCCAGTTACCCCGGTGGAATGGTTCGGTGCGGTGGGAGACTACTCAGGCTCCGGTTCAGGTGGAACGGACAACACCGTGGCGTTCAATGCTTGCGCGACGGCAGTAGGCCCTCATCAGTGCTTGTTGCAGGCGCTGAAGTACAAAGTATCCGGCGTCACGACCATCACCCAATCGAGTGTTGGATTCTCAGGTACATCGAACGGCGCGATCACGACGGCTATAGCCAACGCGAACGCTGCCAATGTCCCTGCGAGCGCCATTTACAACACGTCTGCAACTGCGGATACCATCGTAGCCATTTCCCCTACGGGCGTTTACACCAACCCAATCTCATTCAATAACTTCAGCAACTTCACCCTCATGCGGACGGTGGCTGCTTCAGTATCAGGCACCGGATGTCCGCTGGGACCTTCTGGATTGTCGATTCAATTTGACGGTGGATTTTCCGTTGACCGTGTTTGGTCCGAGGACTCAGCCTGCAATTTCTACTTTCAAAATGCTGCCTCAATCGGCACTGGGTACGTCCAAAACTCCGGGTCTCTATGGGGCGCGAACGGATTCAATCCGGGGACGGCGGTTGCTGGGTTCTACCTGAATGGGGCCTTTGGCACCGAGTCATTTCGTCTTCGCGACTCCACATCGCAGATCGTAACCCCCGGATTTTCTAGTGTCACCAGTTACGGATTTATTGCCAAGGGCGTAGACCTGAACGACATCATGATACGCGGGTTCGAGACGGAGTTTCAGACCTACGGAATATACATCTTCAACACAGCACCGGGGGGGAATACCGCAGGGGATATTCACATCATTGATTGCATCACTGATACATTTTACAACACAGGTATTTATTTGAATGGTCTTACTACCGCAGCAGAGAGCAACGTGGAGATAAAGGGAGGATGGTTGAGCACCGTATTTTTCCCGTCGACTGGGTTGGATATTGAAAACTCTGCCGGAATTACGGTGTCTAATCTAGCCATGAACGGACTAGGATCGGCTGGGGCTATTGGAATCAAAGCCGTAAATTCTTCAAGACTGGCGATTAACAGCAACAACCTTTTGACGTATCCAGTGGCAGGTATCCAACTAAACACGGTTAGCGATTCCACGATTACAGGCAACGCTCTAAGCGCGGTCTCAGGGCAGCCGACAACCACCTTTATTTCGGGTGCAGCAGTAACGTACACATCTATTACGAGCAACACGATCGGCGGATATGGAACGACTGGGATAAGCCTCGACAACAATAGCAACAACAATACGGTTCAGAATGTCGTAGACCCATCTAACATCACCACGGCAGTCGTCAATGTAGGGGCCGGAAATTTCCTCCCCGCTGCAAGCTGGCCTCCGCTCGGAGCCACGCCGACTTTTACTCCGAACGCAGGAGAGATTGCTTCAGGAGCTACCGTCACTACCGCCTGTTCTGGAGGGTCTCCATTCGCCTCTCTGGGAACAACTGCTGTAGCAGGAGCGACTGGGGTTACAGTATCGGCAACTGGTCCGGTATATGGATCATGCCAAGGCAGCGGCTACTTCACGACCGGAACCGCCTACTACAACGTGGCCACGTCGGTCTACCTGAACACCAACTTCACTGAGGCAGCAAGCGGAACGAACCTTGCGGGAACAGTTCCGAATACCTGCACGGCTGGAAGCGGGTGTACTTGGGTTCTCGCATCGGGAACCGACTATAAATATCAAACAGGTGGCGGTGTTTCTTCATCGACCACAAATGCCCAGACTGACCTAATCAATACAGGCGTTACCAATGAGGTCATTCGCTTCAATCTCACGAAATGCACTGGAACAGGCACTACTTCTGCTTGTCAATTCATTGTTCGTTATAGCAGCGCCGGTAATTATGTCGCTATCAACATAGCCGCTGGAACGCAAAACTTTTTTACCGTGTTCAACGGCAATGGCGGGAGCTTCACGACAATCGGAGCGAGCACTCCAACAGGGAACATTTTGGGAAATTACACGATTACGCTCTCTGGGACGACGATTACGGTGGTCGGTCCTACGGGTACGGTCACCGGAAGCATGACTGGAACGCCATCTACCTCGGGAACATCGCTGGGCTTCTCGCTCAACGGCGCGACCACAACAGGTATGACGATTTCCTCGCTCTCGGCGGCGAGCAGCTAATGAAAACACTACTCATCATCCTCGCGCTGCTCTGTCCTGCCCTTGCTCACGCTGCGCCCGTCTGCATGTACCAAGATGTGCAATCGGGTCCAGCAAGCGGCGGTGAGGGCGGCGGCGGAACGTATGTCGATGTGTTCGGTACGGGATTCGGATCTTCGCTTTCGGCAATAACCATCACGGTCAACGGTACCGCCGTCACCAACAAGATTTACCTCGGCGCGGACAATACGGGCAATCGTCAACAACTCGGCTTTCAGGTTCCCAGTGGGACAACGGGGAGTGGAAGCATCGTGATCACCGCGCCGGGTGGATCGTGCTCTAATCTAAGCTTCACGGTTCGCTCAGGATCGATCTACTACATCGGCGCGGGCATCGACAACGTGACGACAGGAACAGCGTTCACCTGCGCAAACTTCAAGAACGGCACGGCGGGCGATGGGCTGGGTGGGAGTGGCACCTATACAAGCCCGTGGACGCTGACCAACGTGGTAAGCATAGGACTGAACGGCGGAAGCGGCAACACGGGGCCAGCTACAAATGCCCGAACGCCGCAGCCCTATTACAACTGCCTCGCGCAGGGCGATACCCTCGTCTTCCTGAACGGAGCGAACTTCCCCTACTTCGGTGGCCAGTTATTTTCCGCGCTTGCGTTCGACAGCGGCTTCACGGCAGCCATTCCAACTACCGTCATGGCGAGGCCCGGAGCTACTGTAATTATTGGCGGTGACGGCTACGTGACGGGCGGCATCCGCGACTACTCAGACGAGTACATGGTGGTGGCAGGACTGACTCTCACCGGAACCTCGACCTCATCCGCTGCTGGGAGTGCCCTATCCTTCGGCGAGACCTCGGCAGGACCAGACATGCGCACGGTCAACAACGTTATCCAGTGTCCAGACTGTTATGGATCAAGTGGAGCGCTATCCGGAGGCTTTGAAGCTGATTCCAGCACGAACGACGAGGTATTGGGAAACTATGTGACTGGTGCGGGTTGCGCTGCACCGGGCGGCCTGTCGAACAAGCAGTACCATTCGATCTATGTCTACGGGAACACACAAGAAATCGGCTGGAACAAGATCGCCAGCGTCTGTACCTACAACGGGATACAGATCAATTACGGCCCCGACGACTCGCTAGGCTATGGAAATTTCAGCATCCATGACAACGACATCGAGGGAGCGAATGGCGCTGGAATCAATCTAGCCACCCTAGATCCAACGCAAGGTCCGATCAACGTCTACAACAACATCGTCCACCACGTTGGCATTCAGGCGGCGAGCGATTCAGACGGGAACCATGCCTGCATTGCCTCCCCGGGTGAAGCAACAACGGCGGGGAGCGGCACGGTGAACATCTACAACAACACGCTATGGGACTGTTCTTCCGATTTGAACGCGAATAACGTGAACAACGCGAGTGCGATTCTGGCCTTCTATGAAAACGCGCAGACGGGGTTAACACTGAACCTTGTCAACAATATCATTGCCCAGCCAGCGTATACCAACACCGGGACGCAGAATGTTTACCTCTCAAACACTGGAGTCTCTGGTCCGACGCTCACGGGAAGCAATAATATTTTCTACAGCGCCTCAACGCCGGGAAGCACGTCGCCAGCATCCTCGCTTACCTCGCAGGCCATCCCAACGAATCCCAAATTTGCGAGCGTGACGACGCCGGGACCCTGGACGAACCTTGAGTTGCAAAGTGGATCACCCGCAATCGGTGCAGGGACTTCCAGCCTCGCCTCTACACTGGACTTTGTAGGCGTCACGCGGCCCAACCCGCCAGCCATCGGGGCGCTTGAGCCTGGTAGTGTTGCTCCGCCAACTTTCCTCGGTGCCCAATACTCAGTAGGATTCTCAGCTTCACCAGGAACAAGCTTCTAAAAGGAGAATTATGAAAAAACTTTCCCTCATCCTCGCAACCGCAACCGCAATCGCCATCCTGGCCGTGCCAATATCCGCTTCGGCTCGGCCGCCGCAGCCGCCAGCCGTTCCACTCATTGCCGCCGCATCTGGGGCGCCTGGCACCGTAACTCTCACCTACGTCGCGTCGGTCACTCCAGGCTCCACGGTCAACGTCTACCGCTGCGTGGGAGTATCGTGCTCCAATTTCACCCAGATCGCCACAGCGCAGCCTGCATCGGGACCCTACACCGACTCTACGGTGACTGCGGGAGCTTACTCGTGGTACGTGACCGCGACGGTTGGCGGCGTCGAGTCGACCTCGCACTCAAACGTGGCATCCCTTTCCATCTCTCCTCAGCCCCCCACCGGCCTCACCGCCGCAGCCAACTAGTTGGTGGGTGAAGTTGCTCGAGTGGCTGTTTGGCTGGCTGTAAAAGGCGGCTAGTGCAGTAATAGCAAGCACCTCTGGGTGTGCCGAAGGAATCTAATTGAGAGGTGGGGCCAGTGTCGCCAACCAACGGAGTCACGGAGGATCGAGTGCTCTATCTTCTAAATAACGGGTTCAAAGAATACGATCGCGAGATCGGCCTACCTCGCCACAAGGACAACTTGAACACCCTAAATAAGTTCGGGGGAGACCTGAAAGAGCTAAATGACTCATGGCAGCAAATTCGGGGAGCGATGACATTTGCTAAGATCGTGGGAACATTTATCGCGACCGCTTGCGGACTAATTCTAACGCTCTTGACTATCCACTTCGTACACACGGGGATCTAATGAACTACGGCGCCAAAGGACTCGCGCTCACAAAGTCATTTGAAGGATGCCGGTTGACTGCCTACAGGGACTCGACCGGCATTCTCACGATTGGTTGGGGACACACGGGACCCGACGTCTATGAGGGACTTGTTTGGACGCAGGACCAGGCTGATGCTGCTCTACTCGAGGACCTCGCTGTTGTGATCGCCTGCGTGAACCACGTAGTAAAGGTGACGATAACCCAAAACCAGTTCGATGCGATGGTTGACTTCTGCTACAACGCCGGCCGAGGGAACTTCACAAGCTCCACACTCTTGCGGCTCGTGAACGCCGGAGACATTGATGGGGCGGCCGCACAATTCGCTCTATGGGTCCATGCTGGTACTCTGGTGCTCGACGGGCTTGTTCGGCGTCGCGCAGCCGAAGCCGCTCTATTCCAGGAGGCAGCATGAAAAACATGACCAACTCGGCATGGGCAGCAGTCTTTATCTTTATGGCCTGCGTAATGGCTCTTGTCGCCCTCTACTCGCACAGCGCAAATGCGCCCTCTGTCATAACAATCGGATCATCGATCATCACTGGGGCTTTCGGATACATTCAAGGCGTGAGCGCAGGTAAAAATTCCCTGCAAATCCCTTTGAACCCCGACTCTCCCAGTCCGTCCGTAAACGTTTCGCAAGGCCCAGCAAGCCCAAAAGTCTGAGCAGCGGTACAATTCACCCAGCAACATCAACCGCAACGCCCAAGGAGATCACCGCTATGAGCTTTTTTAGCAAGATCGCAGGACTCGAGCACACCACAATGGCTTGGATCGAGAAAACACTCACCGAGATCGAAGGCAAAGCTCCCGCCATTGAGAACATCATCGATACGGGCATCAAGTACATCACGCCCGTCCTGCAGATAGCCGCTTCGGCTGCGGGAGACTCGGCGGTAGCTTCGATTATTGGATCCGTTTCGACCGAGGCGCAAAAGGACCTCACTGTCGCCAGCGCCCTCGTGACCGACTTTGGTCCGACACCAACGGCCGCCAGCGCCTTTGCCGCGGTCCAGGCGAACCTCAGCGCGCTGCTGACCGCAGGACACGTAACGAGCACTAAGTCGGTTGCCGCTGTCACCAAGGCGGTGGGCGAGGTTGGCGCGATCGCTACAGCGGTCTCGACGGCGGCAACAGCTCTCGGCTCGGCCATCGCAGAATCCACCCCGTCAACGGTTCCCGCTTCCTCTTAGCCGATGACGGTCACTGAAAAGACAGCGGTGATGTCCCACATAGCGGTGACCCTCCTAGCTGGAGTGGTCGCCGTTTGTGTTGTGATCGTTACGCATAGGCTTTCGGGGGTTGTGGACCTCAACCAAATCACCACAGCTCTCACAACTGTCAACGCGCCATGTAAGGACAATGGGCATCAGGTGACTTGCGGGACTCTTGCCCAGGTAGCGCAAACGACAAAGAATATCGGTATCGTCGCAGCTCAGAGCGCAGAACAGGTAAAGCAGTCCGGGAAACTCATTACCGCGGCTGCAACGACGATCACTGCGGCTGGGACCCACGCGAATAATGCAATGGACGCCATTTCAGGAACGGCCGGCACCGCGTCTCAGAGCCTCACCACGCTCTCGGCGTACATAAATCCTGCCATCGACACCGCCAACGCGACCATAGGCGACGCTGGGGCCGCAATCAGGAAGCTACAGCCCGTCGAGGACGACGCCGCCAGGATGGTAAAAGACTTCGATGCGCGCGTAACCTCCCAAGATGTAGACCGGGCACTGAAGGGGGTAGCAGACACCTCGGAGCAGGCAGCTCTCACGACGGTCCAAGTTACAGCGATCGCGACGGACATAAGAAAGGCTGCAGACCAAGCAACGGCGCCGCAACCATGGTGGAAGAAGATCCTCAACTACGGGACGCTAGGAGTCAATGTTGCGTGCCTGGCGACTCACTCGTGCCCGTTCTAAAGTCGAGTCTATCTCTTCACTTCCCGCGTAAGGTAATACTGCGCACACAGCGCCTCGTTGTGCGTCAGAAACTCCCGTTGGCCGTTGGGTAGCGTACGGACGGCGATGAAGTCTGGACGGCTGAGGATTGTAACTTTCTCCCAATCCTCATCTTGCGGCAATTCCTCTTTCACGCTGATCCACTGGTTCTCTTTCTCAAGCTCAACTATGAGGTCTAGCCTTTTATCCGCAAGTGCGGTCAGTTCGTCGCACATTCCCTGAAGCTGGGAGAGCCGAGACAAGGCTTCTGATAGCTGCTCGGTTCTCTCTGCGCATTCTGTCGCAAAGTCTCCCCACGATGAAGCTACTTTTGCATGCCTACTGATAGGCGGCAGTTCTTGTGTGTCTAGGGGCTTAGGATTCTCCATCAATCTCCTCGTTTCCTACTATGTGCATCCTGATGTAGTGCGATTCGTAGGCTTCGCGGGAGTCGAAGATCGTCCTGCAGCACATCGGCTTATAGCGAAACCATGTACGCGGTGAGCGCTCCCAGAATGGTTCAGGAATGGCTGTGCGCAATGTGCCATCGGAAAGTCTTTCGTTGTTTCCGCTCATGCTTGGCGTCCTCTCAGTCCCCACGGAACCGGGTTCTTCGGAAACATGGGTTCTTTTCTCTGTGGCGGCGGCTCTACGTGAACCTCGACCTCAAAGATTGTCGCGCATTGACCACAGACGTAGGCCGTGAAGGTCAGCTCGGAACTATCCTTCTTCCGCAAGATTCTGTGCGGGCATTCGTCTAGGGGCTTATTCATGGTTCGGGCTGCTCCTTCGGCTCTGAGGGGCTAGTATCTGCTGGGAGCTTGGCGTAAGCGTCCGACCATGACGCACCGATAATAACCATCTCGCCCCTTGGGTTACTCCACCAAATTCCCTCTCCATACGCGCCCGGGTAACAGTCAGGCCAGTGCTTCTGTACCGCTGCCTTCATCTCTTCTACATCTGCCATCTCGTTATCCTCATCTCTGTGTGGTGGGACTGCTTTGCTTCAGGTGCAAACCGAAGGGGATGCATTCGATTGTTGTAGCGTTTTAGCCAGTCGCGTCCTTGAACTAGGGCTCTTTGTTTATCGGCTTTCGGCACTACCGTAGTGACAATCAAAGCTCCGATAGCTTTCTTCGCCTCAGCAAGTTCTCGGTTGCGTTGCGCCAAGCAATTCGTGAGATCAACGCTCAATCCATGAAATTCTTCACTCATTTCATTTCCTCATTTCAGCGCAGCAGCGCATCAGTTCTTTGCTACAGGGGGTTACTCTTCGTTCATGACGTATGCGATCCAACCGCCTCCGGTGCCGGCCAAGATAAAGAGCCCTAGCCACACAACCGGATGAAGGAGCACGAAACCTGTGAATAGCAGGAGCATGGCAATAATAATAAGAACCGCCGCCCACACCGTAATGATGTACTTCAGGACTAGCATGGTCTCTCCATTCCTTTGTCGTAGCTGGGGTTATTGCTTTGGGGGGAATACATCTAAGGTGTCAGGATTCCAATCCCTTACCGTGTCGATTAGAAAGAATCCATCCTTGCACATGTAGCTGTCTACCACGTCTGCCTTGGTCTTGTCATCCTTTCGCGGGAAGGTTGCAGATCCGTACATGAAGCAGTCGGAATGTGTGGCGAGCAGTGTTGGTGTGTGGTCATATATGGAAGCGCACGGCTTGGGCTTACTACATCCCGTGAGTGCCACGCTAAACATCAAGAGTGCTATTGCCTTCATGGGGTCTCCTTAGATGGTGCGGCTTCGGCCAACTTGAACGTGATTCCGTGGCTAATCACTAGCTCGGCAATATCGTCCGAAACGTCGAACTTCTCGCCAGTCACCTCCACGACGCCCGGCTTGACTTCTTTCCACGCGCGACTCGCATAAAATCTCTGGCTAAGTGGGCTATAGAAAACTCGTATCGGTTTGCTCATGCTTCCTCCTCTTGCTCAATCAGAAATTGCAGGTACGACTCCTGCCAGCTTTCAAACGTCTGTGCATCCATCTCGGGCTTCGGCTTGGCTAACTGCTCTAGCTGGGCTACGAGTTGGAGTAGTTCGTCGGTCATTTCACTTTTCGGTAGAGTCCTGTTGCCTTCTCGTAGCCTAGCCACTTCAGCATCCTGGCGTTGAGCGGAGTCCCGCGGACCATTGCGGAGACATTGGTGGGGAAGAGTCCGGTGGCTCGCGAGATGTCGGCTTGAGTGTGCGTCCTCAACCTTCGATTGAGTTCAACTCTTATTTCTTCCTGATTGAATAGCTTTTCCATAAATATGATAAGACTCCGCTATCCTACTTTTGTCAATACTTGACTTTTCCACCGATAGCGCATAGCTTTGGAACTCGGAGGAACCATGACACAGGAAGAGCGAATAAAAGCAGCCTACGAAGAACTAAGGCTCGCTGAGATGGGAAAGAGAGGCGCGGACGAATACGCCTCCGACGCCGCCAGGGACGTGGAGGCCTGCAGGATCAAACTGGAACTTCTCCTCAAAGCCACGCCGAGCAGGATTCAGCAATGCGCGAGCTAGCCCCGATCAGCGAGATCGTGAAAGAGATAGCTCTGAAAATCCCCCGATTCCGCCGTAAATCTCACAAGTGCGCGAACAACCACCACAGATGGTGCAAAGGGGTGTACCGTAGCAACCACGGAGAGTCTGGACCTTGCCAGTGCCCATGTCACTCGGCAGTAGAGACTGACCCGAATCTTTAGGTGGAAAGGAGTAAAGTCTTGCGACACTGCTAGAGCACAGAGACCTCGCCAATCGGCGGGGTTTTCTGTTTCCCGTGATACTCTTCGAATCGTCAAAGGAGCGGTCAAATGGCAACCCTTACTGCAGCCGACAGGAGCAAAATGTCCGGGAAAGACTTCGCTGGACCGGGTAAGTCGTTTCCGATCTCAGATCCAACCCACGCAAGATTAGCCATCTCTGGGGCAACACGCTCCGAGCGCGCCGGCAATATCTCTTCTTCTGAAGAGGATGCAATCAAAGCCAAAGCCCGCGAAAAGTTGGGGGAGAAGGGCGGCATGGACCACAAGGCTGCGGTGGCGAAGATGCACCCCGAGCACGTCCACAAGCTCGTACAGGATGCCCACGCCGGGAAGTACGGCCCCCAAGCACAGCAAGCTGCGCAGAGCGCGATGCAGCCCCAGCAGGGCGACGCTGGCGGCGATCCAAACGCAGTTCCTCCAGCTCAGGCCGGCAAGGGCTCAATGTTCTCTAGTGGGTCTGCTCCTGCGGCCGCTCCTGCCGAACCTCCCGCCAGCCGGGGATCGATATTTGGAAGCGGGAGGTAACGCGTGGCACGCATAAATCAAGCCCCTGTCGCCGTGACGAGCGCAACTGGCGTACCGATCATTGCAAAGACATTCGCTCGCTACGTTGAGATTCAGGAAGACGGCCTCGGCACGCAGGCTGGACTTCAGGTTACTTGGCCCAACGGGAATGTCGACAACTTCAGTCCCGCGATGCAGCCGATAAAGCTGGGTACGATCGATGGCTCTGGCCCGCTGGTGGGCGCTCCAGCGAACTACAATGGGCTGGGTGGACCCGCGACAGTGTATTGCACAGTGAAATCCCTCGGAGCCGCTACGTCCGTTACAACCTCGGAGTGGAATTAGGATGAAATGGCCGTGGGTCAGTCGTGAGCAGTACGACGCTGTTCTCGCGGCTAAGGACGCTGTTATCCACGTCCTAGAAGATCAGAACGCGATCCTTGCGCGGCGGCTCTTGATCCCAATGGAAGTCTCAGTGAAATTACCTGAAGGGTTTGCCGTGCAGATGCCGGCAGTCGTCGGACGCCGCCCTAAGCAGCAGAGTCCAGATGCGCGCCCTCCAGCACAAGAGACCGACTGGGCGAGCATCGATGAGAATGATCCCGTGGCGCTAGCGAAGGAGGCCGCGAAAGAGCTCGGGACAACCGTTCCCCCTCATGTACTCGCCAGGACCATTACGCAAATGAAAATGACCATTCGCGCTGCCAAGCGGAAGAAGCTAGAGGCGACACTCCGTGAGGGTAAGGTGGGAACACAAGCCAGCCCCTCCACCATCCTCACCGAACTTGAAGCGATCGAGCAGGGCCCGGCGTACGTCCCCCAGCACATCAGGGATGAAATCGCTGCGGCGGAGAGGGGATAGGCGATGGCAACTACACCAACTCTACCGTCTGCAATGCAGCAGCAAGCGAGCACCGAAACTGGCGCATCACCAGCGCAGGCCGAAGACCCATCGATTGACGCCCCATCCGAACTCACGGGCGAGCAAGCCGCGGCGAAAGCCAAGCTAGATGCAGAGTGCCAAGCATCCCTAATTGAACTCCGCAAGACATTCAAGATGCGCTACCAACCCAAGCGCATGAAGTTCGTGTCGGAGGTGATGCGGTCCTTTGAGGCACTCCGCGGCAACACTTACGCGCTCCTGAATGACCAGTCTGCTGCCCTTGATACGATCAACCAGCTTATGCAGGGGTTCCTCGGCCAAGGTGATGATCCCCAGCTTTACGCTCACAACGACAATATCTACCAAGCTTTCTGCATGATCTTCATTGCCGCCCTGATGGTGGATAAGGGTCGCGTCAGATACCAGCCGGCCGATGCCCAGGATGATGCCGACCTCGAGATCGCAAAGAAAGCGTCGACGATTCAGGCGTTCAACGAGCGAAAGAACGACGTCGCCTCAATGCAGCAACTCGAGCTCCTGTACTTATGGTTGGCGGGAAGCTACTTCACCTACGTTCGGTATGTGGTGGATAAACGCCGAGCCGGAACCTCGATGGAAGATCAGATCGAGATTCGCCCGACAAAGATTACGCCGGACGGCTACATCTGTCCGCAGTGCGGCACGGAAACGCCGGACAGCAAGACTCAGCTTTTCTCAAACTCTCCCCAATGCCCCAAGTGCGGCGCCGGACTCTCGCAACAGGATTGGTTCGAAGGTCCGACGCTCCCGATGCCGACTACCGTTGGGCAGGTCGAAGTCCCGAACGGCATGACCGCCATGGACGTGGTGTGTGGGCTCATGGTCGACGCAAACCCCGACGCGATGAAGTTGGAAGAGACGGAGATTCTTGATTACACGGTAGATATCGCGGTATCGAAGGTGCGATCAGCTTACCCAAAGATGTACGCGCAGATCACATCCTCGATGGGGGGCGACACCTCCACGGATGGCGACATGGCGCAGGCCGGCCGCTCGGGCATGACAACCCCTGGGTCTAACAGCAAGCCAATCACCACCATGGGGTTAGTCACCTACTCGCGTTGCTGGATCACTCCTGAAGCATTCAGCGAACTTGAGGACCAAGATATCGCCAAAGAGCTGCTGAAACGGTTTCCCGACGGTTGCAAGCTCGTTATGTGCGGGAGCGAAACATTTCTCGACGCGACCAACGAAGCGCTGCTCGATCGCTGGACCTGGTGCGGAACGATCAAAGGCTGCGGCCTCTACCCCTTTGCTGCCGGCAAGGTTGTCCTCGACATCCAGGAGCGCATCACCGGTGCCGTAAACAAGATCGACGCCTATATGGATCGCGTGGCGTTCGGGACGATGCTGTTCGATGCTGACTACATCGACGGCAACGCGATGCAAAATAAGGTATTGACGCCCGGCAACCTTACAGGCGTGAGCAGGACCGACGAGGAGACTGGAGTCCATGTCCCGCTTGAGGATCTATTCAAGCAAATGACGTTCCAGATCGACCCGGAGATTTACAAGTACCCGGACAACCTCACGACCCGCGCTCAATTCCTCGCCGGCATCCTGCCGCAAGTGTTTGGTGGCTCGGACGCCCACATTGAAACAGCGGAAGGGCAAGAGCAGGCGCTCAACACTGCCCTCGGTCGGCTGAAGCAATACCTCACCCAAATGAGTTCCGAGAAGGCCGCTCGATCGAACATCTCCGTCCGTTGCTCGATCGAAAACATGGATGAGGAAATCAAGATCGTCGAGCCGAGCGAAACTGGCGACTCGTGGAACACGATCAAGATGTTGAAGTCGGAACTCACCGGAGACTTCTTCACCTTCCCGGAGACCGAAGAGGGCTTTCCTGCGACGTTCGCGGAGATTCAGTCCCGCATCATGCAGCTCTTGGCTCAGAACCAAAAGCTCCCATTCGTCCAGCAGATGCTCTCCGATCCCGACGTCGCCGCCGTCGTCGCCCACTATCTCCTGCCTCCTGAGATCGAACTACCCGACGAGGCCCAACGCGCGAAGATCAAGACCATCCTTCACGCGCTCATGGAGGATCCAAACGGCGCCATCGTGCGGCCCGATCCAGCTAACCCCCAGGGGCCTCCAATCACGCTCCCGTCGATCATGCCCGAGCCGAACGTCGACGACCCAGGAATCTGCACCGTCCTGGCGAAGAAAGCGCTCCTCAAGAACTGGGAGCAGCGGCAGACGAATCCGAAGGGTTACGGGAACGTGCTGGCCTTCCTCACCGTCTCGTCGCAAATGTTGAAGGAACAGCAGGCCGAAGCGGCGATCACCATGCAACAGCAGGCGGCGAAGGAGCAAAGCACCCCCAGTGCTGGCGCTCCACCGGCTCCGTGATACTCTGCACCACGATGTCAGCCACTATCACTCCCGCCGCCGCCGCCACTCCCGTAGCCGCTCCCGCAGCTACCCCCGCCGCCACGTCTACACCCGCATCCACGCCCGCCAGCGTCCCCGCCACCCCGGTCACGCCAGCCGCCGAACCCTCTTCCACACCTTCGCAGGACACCTCTAGTGCCCCCCTT